AAGCCCTGCACCTCCGAAGAAGTAGTTGACTTTCAACAATAGTAAATGTTTACTTTGAAACGAATAGGAATCAATGCCTGAAGTCGATGGAAATACGATTGCAACAACCGAAACGCAGCAGCCTTCTTTGGGATGGCGTGCTGGATTGCCTGACGACCTCAAAACGAACGAGGCTTTTGTACCGTTCAAGACTGTTGGCGAATTTGCCAAGACGTATCTTGAGACGAGCCAGAAGTACTCGGAAGCAGAGAAGAAGCTGGGCAACTCCGTACCCAAACTGCCGGACGATGCTACGGATGAGGAGCGCGGTCAGTATTACGAGGCTTTGGGACGACCAAAAGAACCCAGTGAATACGAGTTTGATGGAGAAGACAAGAACGCTCCTGAGTGGACGAACCAGTGGAAACAGGAATTTCATTCTCTTGGCCTGACCAAATCACAGGCAAAGGCACTGAGTCAGAAGTGGAACGGCACGGTGCAGAAGATGGTCGAGGCTCACAACGCCAAGATTCAAAATGAAATTTCTCAGGCAACCGCTGATTTGAAAAGCGAGTGGGGCGACAAGTTTGATACCAACGTGGAACTGGCGAAGCGTCTTTACCGGAACCATCTCGGCAAAGAATTTGACAGCGACTTCGATGCAGGTACGGAAAAGACCCGTAGCTCTACGATTAAGCTGCTTGTCAAGTTTGCCGAATTGACCGGAGAAGACCGTTCACCTCAGGGATCGGCCTCTCGTACAGGAGCGAAGGAATCTTCGTTCATCAAGTACGACAAGAGTCCCGCACCCCCGAAAAAGTGATTCTAAAGGAGAATCATTATGGCCACTGACGTATCGCAGTTAGGCTACTCAACACTAACGGACGTTCTGGCGAATTATTCGTCCAGTGACGCAGGGGCGCAGTTTGTTATGCCCAAGCGAGTCCTTGACCGCATGACACCGCTGGTCAAGATGCTTCCGCTCAAACCGAGCAACAATGTCCTGTCTAACATCGCTGTCCGCACCGACTCTTTGCCGGTTGCGTCCACGCGGCGTTTCAACGAGGGCATCAAGCCTACCGTTTCGAAGAACACTCCCATCAACGACCCGATTGCACTTTTCGAGGATTACTCGGAAGTGGACAAGGACCTCTGGGAAATCCAGAATGACCCGAACATGTGGCGTGCCGACCAAGACATGAACCACATCGAAGGTCTTTTTCAGTTGATGGAGTCACAGTTGTTCTATGGCAACTTGGCTACCAATCCGGGCGGCTTCAACGGACTTGCGACTCGATTCAACAACCTTGAGTCATATCCGAACGGCGACACAAGCTGGCAGCCGAACGTGTGGAACGGTGGCGCGTCCACTGGCAATGTTTGTTCCGCATGGATGATTGAATTCGGTGATGATTCGGTGTATGGCATTTACCCGCCTAACACTCCGGCCGGCCTCAATGTCCGTGACCTAGGTGAAATCACGAAGGAAATCTCCAGCGCAAACGGTGCTGTGAGTGCGAACTACATGTATCAGGTTCTCCGCACGATGCTTCGTTGGTACATGGGCATCCAGATTGCGGATGAACGCTGCGTGCAGCGCATTTGCAACATCAACCCGACAGCACTTTCCTCGAACAACTTTGATGAAAACATTTTCATTGAAGCGAAGAACTGGCTGCCGCGTGCTGGTGAGTCTTCTGGTACGATTATTCTGGTCAACCGCGCACTCAAGACGCAGATTGACATTCGCGCCGTGAGCCAGAAGATCAACACCTACTTCACGCCGCCGTCTGACGGCACGATGGACGTGTTCGGCAAGGCCGTTACGCGATTCCAGAACATCCCCATCTACGTCGCAGAGAAACTTCTCTCGACCGAAACTGTACTGACCTAGAAGGAGGTCGCCATGCCAGTTACCGATGCACTACCGTATCTTCATGGTTCCGGCAGCACCGCCTATGGGCCGGTAACCTCGACTGCAAACGCCGCGTCGTCCTGTGCAATTTCAGGAACGACACTGACTGTTACCACCATGACCACCGGCCAAATCAATATCGGTGCAGTGGTGAACGGTACGGGCGTTTCCGCGAACACCATCATTACCGCTTACGGTTCGGGTACAGGACAGACCGGAACGTACACGGTAAACAACTCTCAGACTGTTTCCAGCAGCACAGCATTGACTTTCAGCCCGAACACTCCGGGCGATACTCTTTGCTACTCTGGAAGCCAGTACAGCAATCTGGAAATCGACTTTGGTGTGCCAAACAGCGGTGCTTCGTATCCGTATTTGACGCAATTCCCGTCACTGACCGAAAAGGGATACACCTTCCCGCCTGANGTTGTGGGTGAGGGTGGTGTGGTGAACGGAATTCACATCGTCGTTACCGGAGAGTTCAACCTGCTTACAAGCATCAATTTCCAGGTCTGCACTTCCTCGACAAGCGGTGCAGTGTATAGCTCGTCTCCGAACCCGATTGCTGCTCGTACCTTGACTTTGGCGCAGCTTCAGGTTGCCGGCGCGCACTACTTCATTCCCGTATCAGGTGCTTCGGTGTTGGAGTTCCTGCGCTTCTACGCGGCTCTGACCGGAACCGGCCCGACCGCAGGCACAATTGTCTCGTGGTATGGACCGAAGANCGGAGGCGAGCAATAATGAAGGTGAAGGCCAAATGCGTCACGACATGCTGGGACAGTGTAAATGCTTTCCAGTACGTTCNTGGTGGTGGTCCGTTACCGGGAGGTCTCTATGAGATTGACCGGAACGGGCCATTGGCCTCATTGAAGTTGGGTTCGACGTATGTGTTTGAGTTTGACCGCAACGCCAACCCAAACGAAACTCCGCACGATTACTCGTGCAAGAAGCCTGGATGCGAGAACCTCAAGCCATTCAAGACTCTTTCGGATTTGGGAAGTCACACACGAAGCGCACACAAAGACGACAATGTGATTGCTGCGGAAGAAGATGAAGAAGAAGAAAAGATTGATTTGAGCCATCTCACCTGCCAGACATGCGGCAGGTTGTGCAAGTCTGAGTATGGTCTTCGTCTTCACAATGAGAAATCACACCCGTTTGAGGATCAATCGGGAGAAACCGAAAGTGAAGCCGAGACTGCTGTCCCGGCGTAGGGGGCAGATTGAATTACAGTCAGGCCAGTATTAGCAATCTCGCCCTCGGACGTATCGGTGCGCGTGGACAAATCGTTGATATCAACGAAAACAGCCCAAATGCTGTAAAAGTTTTGTCGATTTGGGACGCGATATTCCAAGAAGTTATGTCCGAGCGGGACTGGAAGTTTGCCAAGACCCGACAGCAACTCCAACTCAGCCCTGTCACTCCTCTTTACACATACAGATTTGCATGGGCATTGCCTCAAGACTTCTTGAGGTTTGTACGGCCTCGTCGTCGGCAGAACGACAGAAACGACATGTGGCTGTGGGGGCCTGAGGGAAGCGGCTGGTACAGCAACCAAGACCCTCCGTTCTGGCCTTTTGGATGGGATTACAAGGTAGAGACGCTGACCGCGGGATGGCTAGTTGAGCAGGGTCAGCAGCCCATTCCCTACCCTGACCCATTCCCGACTGGAAGATACGCCCTAACAAACTACGGTGGATGGCAGAATCCAGTTGCTATTACCTACATCCAACTCATCACGGATTACACGCAATTGATGCCCGGATTTGTGAATTGTCTTGCTTATCGTCTAGCAATGGAACTTTCTATAGGAATTACTGAAGACAAGGGAAAATTTCAATTGATGGAAGAGAAGTATAAGGAATCACTGAATTCGGCTGAAGCCCAGAACGAAACAATGGATACCTGCAAAGACGAAGATGGCAGTGATTCATGGGTGCGTGCCGGTCGTCGCGCTGACGTTTGGGGTGGCTACAGGTAATGGCCAANACCTATCCAGTACGCAATAGCCTGAACGCCGGAGAGGTAAGTCAGCTTGTATCCTTCCGCGAGGACATAAGCAAATACAANTCAGCCTGCCTGACGATGGAAAACTGCCTGCCTTTGGTGGAAGGCGGGGCAAAAAAGATGCCTGGAACTTACTTTGCCGGAACAACAGCGTTCGGCGGATCAATGTTCACTGGCTCAATTTCCATCGAATCTATCGTTGGTCCTCCGGTTGAGCAAACATACACTCCTACAATCACCACTGGAAGCGTCACAGCTTCGTCTACGCTCCCGCCTGACACTCCTGATACTGAGCAGTTGACTTTTTCAGGAATACCCTCTTGCGCGGTTTCTAACGCAAATATTTATGTAACGGTGAGCGGGACAATCAACCCTAACTCTGTCTCTGGAACCGCGTATTGTGAGGTTTTGTACAGCATTGATGGTGGAACGACTTGGTTGCTGGCGCAGACATTTACCGGAACATTTGCCAGTACCCAACTAGTAATCCCTGTTACTGGAATAACAAACATATCCTCCATTCAGGCACGGATACTCTCGTATGCTTATGCGGATGCGGTTGGAAGCACGCCGCTGACGGCAACCAACAACATGCTGAACTGGTATGTTACGTCATTGACTCCGGGAACTCCCACAAACGAAGGAGTTTTGACGGTAACATCGGTCAATTACGGGTACATTCAGACCGGACAGACGCTTAACGGGAATGGAATTACATCAGGAACTACCATTACTTCCGCACTAACGGGAACTGGCGGGGTGGGAACGTACATCCTGAGCAATCAGTTGACGGTATCGAGCGAGACGATGCAGACCGCATCCAGCGGAAAGAGTCGTCTGGTAAGGTTTCAATTTTCTATTGCACAGGGAGCAATCCTTGAGTTTTCTGACGGAGTGGTTCGTATCTGGGAAGGTGCTACGCAGGGAACGTGGTCGCTGGGTCTTGCACTACAAACTCCCTCTGCGGGACTGAACTACAACCCAGCAACTTCATACGCTNCGGGAACGGTGGCATTGGTTGGTCCTTACGTCGCGGCATTGTTCTATTCCTCCGGCACATATTTACCCAACCCATCTTTGGGAGTCCTTACAATTGCTGCGGCTTACCAGCAGAGTCTGGGAAACCCCATACCGATTACATTCACCACAAACTCCACAGATTCCCTAAGCGTAACCCTGACGGGCAGCGCACCAAATCAGGGAATAAACATAGCTTTAGCAAATCTGACTGGATCAAAAAACTCTGCTTCTGCAATACAGACTGCCATTCGAGCTNTGGGAACCATAAATGGTTCGGTTTATTTGGGGAACTGGACGGTCACGCCTGACCCGATTTACTACTNAACACCGTGGATCACCGCGCCTACCATTGCGCCTGGATTCAATCTGCAAGTGGCTGGAACACAATCAACCGTAGTGCAGTGTCTCACAACAAACACGGCAAGCGAATTCCCATATCTGTATGACGGCACAATAAATTCGAGCTATTGGGAAGTCTATGATGCCAGCACTCAACCGCCTATTGAGTTGACGACTCCGTATGCGGAAGCAGATTTATTTGCTCTGGATTGCTCTACTCAGAGCGCAGATGTTTTGTGGGTATTTCATGCCAACTACCCGCCGGCCGTCATTGAGCGTCAGGGAGCGAACTCGTGGACGTACAGCACTTCACTTCCGGGACAGCAGACAAACGAGCCACCTTACCGAGGGACTCTGGACGTGGTATCTACGGGATATTCTGCTCTGGGTCAATCCATAACCGCCATCACGAAGGCTAACCCATGCGTGGTTACTGTGGCGGCGACCAGCACGGTATTTGCATCGGGTAGTCGCGTCTACATAAATCTTGTTGCCGGAATGGTGGAGTTGAATCAGGGTGAGTTTTTGGTGGGTTCAACGACCATCAATGGAAATGGTACGTTCTCATTTAGCCTGATTGACCCTACCACCGGAAATCCAGTCGATTCCACCGGATACATCACATACGTTAGTGGAGGGTTCGCGGTACAGGTTGTCTCTTTGTTTTCTGCAACTGGTGATTACCCTNCTTGTGGAACTCTGTATCAGCAGAGACTTTGTGTTGGCGGTAGCGACAACAACCCAACGCNGATGAACGGGTCTGTCGAAGATGACTACCCAGACTTTATCAGCGACCCAAACGAAGATGATTACGCCATCCAATTCACTTTGGTATCGAATCAGGTAAACCAACTCCTGAGCATGATTGGAACGCCGAACGCCTTGCTGATTGGAACTTCGGGCGGGGTATGGGTGATGGCGGGTAGTGCCGGTTCTTCATTGAGCCAGACCAACGTAGATGCTTCTGTACAAAGCACCTACGGAGTGAGCCAATTACAGCCGCAACTGGTCAATGGTTCTGCAATTTTTGTTTCACGGTCTGCTAGAATCGTGAATTTTCTGGTTTACAACTTTACGACAAACGCATGGGAAAACAACGACCTAACCCGTTTGAATCGAAATATCACTTTGGGTACAAGTGAACAGACTTCGGGCATTGCTCAAACAGAGTTTCAGATGGAACCGTACCCTATTTATTGGGCGGTAAGGAATGACGGGCAACTCATCGGCCTAGTATTCAACACGCAGGATCAGGTGTATGGTTGGTTCCGAGTCAACATGCAGACGTATGGTGGAAGCATTGAATCGGTAGCGGTGATTAGTGGTCAGGGACAAGAAGACCAAATAGCCATAGTCGTCAACCGCACCATCAACGGAGTGCAGACTCGGTTTGTAGAATACTTCATGCCCCAAGAGATATTCGGTCAGTTGTCCGATGCTTTCTTTGTCCATGCAGGTCTACAGTGGAATGGTGGAGATTCGGTAGAAATAACTGGAATTACAAACGCCAACCCGCCTGTTGTCACAGCAGCGAACCACGGATTCTCCAATGGACAGACGGTTCAAATTGTTGGCGTGGAAGGAATGACAGAAATCAACCAGTCTCCAAGTCAGGCCTATACCGTTACAGGTGTGACTACGAACACATTTGAGTTGTCTGGTATGGACACTACATCGTTCGGGACTTACACAAGCGGAGGTAAGGTTGCACAGGTAGCCAACCAAGTTACCGGCATGAGTTATCTGATGGGGAATACGGTGGTTGCTGTTGGGGATGGGGCGCAGATTCTTGAGCCTACGGTGGTCACTTCTGATGTTTTGANGTTCCCGTACTATGCCAACCTAATTACCATCGGAATACCGTATCAAATGACGATACAGCCCACCAACCCAGTTTTGTCGTCACAGGCAGCAACGACGCGTGGGATGCCGCAGAAGCTGAATAGGGTGTCATTGTCTGTTTATAAGGCGATGGGTGGTCAGTATGGCCAGAACCTCTCGCACATGTACGAATTGATTTATGGTACTGGAACGGAGTCAAAGAATCCTTCCTTGTACACCGGATTGATAACGGCCGATATGGATTGTGATTGGTCTGAGGAGTCCACTTTTTATGTGACGCAAGATGTTCCTTTCCCATTCACGTTGCGCGGTATAGTCTTTAGGATGAGTGCGAATCAGGATTGACGAGGTAAAGAATGTCGGGTATATCGTCTGCAACTTCTATGTTGATTGCCGGAGCCACATCTTCTGCCCTGAGTGGAGTGGGCAAAATTGTCAGTGGTCAACAGCAGAAGTCGGCTTACGACTACAACGCAGACATAACGACGCTCAACACGGAGAATCAACTACAAACAAATCAGCAGCAATTCTCCAATCTCGTTGGCAAGCAGGCAAGTTCTTATGCGGCATCTGGAGTAGACATTGCTTCTGGATCCCCACTTCTCATCATGGCAGCAACTCGGGCAAGAGGCGCACAGCAAGGCGAGGAGATTTTACAGGCAGGAAATGAGGAGGCGGCGTTGCAGAGGTATTATGGACGCGTGGCGGCCTTCAGTGGGACGATGAGTGGAATTGGGTCTTTCCTTCAGGGAATGACACAGGATTTTACGGCATACGGCAAGTTGACCAACAACCCGAAACCGACACCGCAATTGGACATGGACCCCGGAAACAACTTCTAAGAGGACAATGTGGCTAAAATTCCCGGAGTTCCGACACTAGAGCCAGTGAATCAGCCGATGATGTCTCCGCAAGAGGCAGGTCGGGAAGGCGAAGTCATTTCTCAAATGGGTTCTGAGACAAATGACATTGCAGTAACTGGTCTTGATTTTGACCTGTTTCTCAAGAAAGCGCAGCAGAATGTAGATGAGAGAGCTTTCCAGAACCAAGCCCATGCCTTAGTACTGAATTACCAAGATCAGCTATCCAAGACTACTAATTCGCGCGATGTTGAAGCGATAACTAAACAGGCGCATGACGACCTGAATTCGCTTGCAACGCAGACTTGGGCTAAGTCTCCGGCAGCTGTTTCTATCCAGATGCAGGCAACAGGACTTGCACCAGAATTACAGCATTTGGGAAATGTTAAGACAGCAGATTTGCAGATAAAAGAATCGGCCGTGCAGACCAACATCCAGATGCAAACACTTCTTCCACAGTTGGTGGATGCTACGCGCAACGGAGATAAAGCTCAGGCCAATTACATCAACGGGTACATCGACCACATTCAGGATGGGCGCTTGTCGGCTGGACTCATCACCCAAGCACAGGCGGATATCGAAAAGAACGCCATCCAGATTCAGCTTCGCAAGCAACTGAATGATGCCGCTATTTCCAGTGCAGACCCGAAGGAAAGACAGGCTGCTATTGCGCAACTCAAGTCCGGCGGCAGTGGACCACTCAACCTCGAAGGATTGGCGGCAGGCGATATAGCAGCATTGCGCACGCAGGCAGAGTCTACGAATGAACGGCTGAATAACCTCAACGAAGCTCAGAATCTAAACCGTGACTTGAACAAAGTGCAGAACGCTTTTGCGGCACCGGAATACAAGGAAAATTACGAAGCGCGTGTTAACTCTCTTCAGGACGGAGACTGGTTGCAGCAGCATGGCATTGTGAGCGAGGACGGAAGCNCTGATCGGGTTATGGCGGAGAAATTGATTGCCGAAACGAATCGGCAACGGGCGGAGTGGGAGAAAGAACGCAGTGACCGCGACGACAAGGCAGCAGAGAAAATTTCACCGCTGATTGATGAGAACAAAATATCTCTCGGAGAATTGAATACTGTACTAGACCAGCAGGAAGGAATATCGCCGAAGGTCAGAGCGCAACTTGTTCGACAGTGGCGGGAAAATACAAACGAAAACATCCGACTTGGAAATGAGTCATACGAGGTGAAACAAAGAGCTAAGGCGCAGAGAAGTCAGGATGCCTATGGCGATTGGATGATGAGGATTGCTGGTGGAGAGATACCATCTGATGCGGACATAAGGACTACTCCGGGAATCAGCAAGGCAGATGCACTCGCGGCGCTAAGTTACCGGGACAAGGCCAAAGCCGACAAGCCATATCAGGGAGGACTTACGATTATTTCAACGGCCTTCCCGCAGACCAGTATTATGGCGCCGGAACAACAAAGCCTTCAGCACCAGTATTTTTTGAAGACTGTGCAGGCATACGACCAAGAGATAAACGCTCATCCTGACGAAGACAAATCTGCCATTGCTACAAAATTAGTGATGCCGGGAATAGTTCGCGATGCCATTATGAAGAGTGTGCCAAGTGCTGTAGTGGGACACCTTAGTATGTGGCAGAGATTGACGACTGGAAACTACGCCGTGGANGGTTTTCCATCCGCAGAAGTAAGAGGTANTGCACCAACTTCTCAGAAAACGACGCAGACTTTTACAGATGGTGGACGTACATATCGTATCCCCGCAGACCAGGTAGAAGAATTCAAGAAAGACCACCCAAATGCCCGATGACCGCTGGGAACAATACGTAGAACCTGTTCAGACCCAACAGCCTCCGACGGACAAGTGGGCGCAATACACTGTGCCTGATAATTCAAGTGGAGCGCCATCGGTAACNCTTCCTACCGACATCGGCTCGGATGCCTTCAAAGCAGCGGTGCATTCGCAGATGCTTGGGATTGACCCCGGAATGGCGTACACAGGACGTGAGGAAATCGACAATGGTATCCGTGCGGTAAGTTCCGATTACGACAGCAATGAACTTGATCCTACATTTGTGAACGATCTAAAAGCTGGATTCGAAAATTCCATCATCGGCCTAAAGGTTAGAAATAAGTTACCGGATGCTGTGCGAAACACAGGTATGGTAGACAAATTTGTGACTGGACTTTCTCAGACCATTTATGATTTACCCATTATGCTCCTCGGCGGTTTTGGTGGTGGATTTATTGGAGGTATTGGCGGTTCCGAGGCTCCCATCGTAGGAAACATTACTGGCGCAGGTCTGGGCGCTTCCGCAGGGGCTTTTGCTCTCCCTTCGGCAATGCGTGAGGTTTTGGTGCAAGGTATCAAGAATGGCGACGTAAAGAGCTTTCCTGAACTCTTGCGACGCTCTGCTGCCGTGGTATGGGCTGGCGTGAAAGGTGGCTTGACTGGATTGGCAACTAAGGCTTCTGGTCTCTTGCCCGTAGGAAGTTTTATTGCTAAAAGTGNAGTTGCTTCAACGCTAGTCAAAGGAACGTATCAATTCACGGCAATGACTACGACGGCAGACCTGCTGGAAGGTAAGTTGCCTACAAAAGAAGATTTTGCAGGTAATGCGGCCATGTTTGTTGCCATGCACTACACAGTGTCTGCATTTGGCCGTGCTGAAACTACAGCACCCAAAGTACATGAAACAATGCTAGATATGTACCAGAAAAATAATATTACTCCACAGGATATTGCAGCGGAAGCGCTTGCCAGAGCACAATCGAATCCTGAAGAAGACCCGATAGACCGAATCAATAACATTGCTCGTGAAGTGCGTGAGGCCAATCCGCAGACCGAACCACGGGAAACCTCTCAGCAGGAACCACAAGAGGAAAAGACTGTTGCTGTGCCGCCTGATCCGGGATTACGTCCGGCCATCCGTGACGGAGACCAGATTATTGAAGGTCGTCCCGATTCAACACATGACGAGACTTTTTCCGAAACTGGCACCAAGGAAACTCCTGAATCAGAACGCGGTTTCGTTGACAGCAACGGAAACTTTTACACACGTGAAGAGGCTACTTCATGGGTGCGTCAGAATGAACCAGAAGTAGGACAGGCTTTAGAAAAAGTCACTGGAGAAGCGCAGTCGCCTCTGACAAGCGAAGAATACACGGAGGCTAGACAACGTGCTACGGGAATAAAAAATGCCTCAGTCGATGCACAGCGGGCGCAGATGGGTCTTCCCCCAATTGAAGGACCAATGCGAGCTCTTGATCCTGACAATTGGGATGTGGCTAAGGAAGATGTTGATTCAGGACGTGTTGACCCACTGAGAATCGCTGAATCGGTGAATGAAAACCCTCGCAATCTATCTCCTGAAGAGACGAATGCGATGAACTACTATCGTGCGCGGCTTAGCAATGAACATAAAACTGTGATGGATTCGATAGAAAAAGCGCGTTCAGAAGACAATCCACGCGCTGAACAGGAAGCGCGCAGCAGATTGCAGGATGTAGAAAATAGAATAAATACCGTAGACGCTGCAACGAAGCGGGCAGGTACAGAATGGGCTTTGACCGGTCAGATGCGGCAACGCATGATTTCGGAAGATTATTCACTAGACAGGTTGCTACAGCGGGCGCGAATTGCCAGCAAAACAGGAGAAGTATCTCCGGAGATACGTGACAAACTTGAGTCTCTATCGAACCAGTTGGAGGCTGCAAACAAAGCGTTCGAGGAATACCGCGCTAAAGAATCTGAGCGCCAGGCACAGCTTACTGTTGACAAGCTAAAGTCAGATGCGGCCCGTACTCAGAGAAAGGGTGATCGGGTACAGGTACGCACTGAACTGAGGTTAGAGTTCAACAACCTGATAAAGGATTTGGACAGCAAGTTGGCAAACAGGCTATCTGCAAATCCATTTCTCGATCCTGAATTGCTGGGCATCATGGGAAAACTTGCTGTCAACCGTGTTGAATCCGGTTTGAGTCGAATTGAAGATATTGTGGACGATATCCACGGAGCACTTACAAACATCGGTTACGAGGTCAACAAGCGAGATGTACGAGATGCGATAAGCGGTTACGGTAAGACGGTAGAAATGAGCAAGGATGCTGTTGATGTAACGCTACGCGAGGCCAAACGGCAAGGAAAACTCATATCAGCGTTAGAAGACGCTGAGGCGGGTAAACTGCCAGAACGCAGCGGACTTCAGCGGGATGAATCATCCGATAGAGTGCGAGAACTTCAGAAGCAAGTAAAGCAGGCAATGCGTGAGTCCGGCATTGATGCCCGTAAGTCGCAGACGCCGGAACGTCAGTGGAAGACAGCGTTAGATTCTGTCAAATCAAGGCTGAGGAACCAAATTGATGANCTTACCAAGCAGATCAAGACAGGAGAAAAAGAGGCGAAGCGCACTGGTATCGTCTATGACGACGAAGCAAATTTACTNAAAGAACAGAGAGATGCGCTGCGCGAAACGTATCGGCAGACAATCGGAGAATCGGGAAAGAGAGAAATATCGGCAGAGCAACGCATCAAGATGGCATCTGCTGCAATTCAGAAACAGATTTCCGAGTACGAACGCCGCATAAAGGAAAAAGATCTCACGCCTGCCNAGCGTCGTGCGGGGCGTCCAGAACCGCGTGAACTTTCTGTGTTGCGTGACAGACTGGATGCGCTGCGCGAAACGTATCGGCAGACGAAAGAAGCCGCAGAGCCAAAGAAAACACCGGAACAGATCGCATTGCAGCGTTTCAAGACGTACACACAAAAGCGCATCGCCGATATGGAAGAACGCCTGAAGACGGGAGACTTCACTAAAGAACCGGCACGTAAACCTGTTCTGGATGAAGAGGCAAACCAACTTAAGATAAAGTCTGAAAAACTTCGCCAGCAGGTAGATGAAGCTATTGCAAAGCAGGAATATGAAAACCGTACTCCGACTCAAAAAGCTCTCCACGCATTCTCAAAATGGCGCAGAGCTACGCTGCTGNCCGGGTTCAACGTGTTCGGCAAGTTGGGTGCTGCCGCCATGTCTCGAATGGGAGTAACGCCTATAGAAGAACTTATCGGCGGAGTCTTGTCTCGTGTTCCCGGTATCAGCCGAGTTGCCGAGCGCGCTCCATTTGAGGGCAAGCCAAGCATATCGGCAGAAGCCAAGGCGCTCTCACAGATATTTGACAAAGCCACGCGTGAAGACACTTGGGAAGAACTTAAGAACGGAAAAATATCACTGGATTACTTGTATGGNGATAAAGAAGGACGCGGCAAACTCCCACCTACCGCCTTGGATTTCATTGGCAATCTGCATGGTGCGATAAAAGTACTCCCGAGGCGCGCTGAGTTCTTTCGTCGGCTGGAGATAGGTACACAATGGGCAATTGATAATCATTTGGATACAGATGATCCTCGCGTACAGTCTGCTATCACTGCTGGTGCATATCAGGAATCCTTGCGGTCAGCTTTCATGCAGGACAACGTAGTTGCTACGGCGTGGAGTATTGCTATGAATTACCTCCACAACAAAGGCGTAAGCGGGCAAGCCATTGAGGCGGTAAGCCGCACTATGCTGCCGATTGTTAAAGTTCCGAGCAATNTACTAGCAGAGAGTTTGCAGTACAATCCCGCCAATCTGGGTTATCAGACCATAAAACTTTTTCAGACTCTGTTTGATGAAGATCGCATGGGCAAGAGCGCTATGGACAACCTGACTATGCACGACATGGACAATATCATGCGTGGTATGAAGAAAGGCACCGTCGGACTTGCTTTGCTTACAATCGGTTACGCTTTGAGAGATAAAATTACCGGGTACTACGGTACTACCAAGGAAGACAAGCGCAAGTTGGGAACGATGAAGATTGGAGGTGTAGAAATACCCGCATTCCTTCAGGAATCACCAGCACTGNCTACACTTCAGATGGGAGCAACGGTCGGTCATGTTTGGGATCACTATCAAATGAAAGGAATGTCCGGTGGATTGGTAGCTGGGGCTGCATATGCCACTTCTGGAGAAATACAAAGAGTTCCTTTTCTGGACACGCCCGCAAGAATTGCAGAGCATACGCGTACACCGGAAAGCCTTGCAGTATTCGCAGGTTCTATGGCATCCAGCATTATGAATCCGGCGGCTGTACAGCAAATAGCACGGTGGACAGACCCAGAAGGAAATGCTGCGGCGGACGCAGGTAATCCACGAAAACCAACCACAGCAACTCAATCTATAGAGATGGGCATACCTGGACTTCGTGAAGATGTTCCGTTTTCTGGTCAATCTGGAAACAGAAATAATTCTGTACTTCCCGGCAGNAAAGGCAACAAAAACAGCAGTCCTTTGAAGCAGAAAAAATTCAGCATAAGGGGTGGGCGATGACACAGACGGAAATAGACGCGAAAGAGCTGGCCGAGTCCGACATAATCTGCTTCGGCGAAGAAGGCATGTCTGCCGAAGAATGGCTCAAGGCTCTCACCGAAAACAGCATTGTCGTCAGGGAAGTAAAAGACGGNGTGACCGCTGGTATCGCTGTGGCGAAGTGGGACGCTGGAATCGGATACCTATACTCAAACGCCGTGCTGCCAGAGTACCGCCGACAAGGTATTGCAGCGCGTCTGACACAGCAGAGGGTGGCCTGTCTAAACAGGCTGGGATGTACGAAGATTCAAGCCCACACCCGCGTTGGAAACGTGGCATCGCAGACCGTACTCGATAACGCAGGTTTCAGAGTGGTGCAGTACGTTCCTGACTTCTATGATGAGTTTNAAGACGGTATCCTGTGGGAGAGATGATGGACACTTTCACGCTTTTTATTCACAACGACGATACGCCTTACTGGTGGGTGTGATGGACGATATGCAATCCAAGACGGTGTGTATCGTAGACAACGGCCTATTCGCAGAGTTGGCGCGCACCCTTTCCACGTCATTCGGCAAGGTCTACTACACGTCGCCGTGGGTCGCTGACTTTCCTTCCTCAACAAAGGTTGAACTTGGCGAGGGGTTCCCAGAGTATGAGCGGGTCAAAGACATCTGGGGAATCTTCGATGAAATAGATTTGTTTNTTTTCCCAGACCTGCATAATGGTCCACTCCAAGAATACCTACAGTCTCAGGGAAAGAGGGTATGGGGCGCGCGTCGCGGTGACGAACTTGAGACTGCCAGAACCGAGGCCAAAGACTACTTCAAGAAGCTAAACATCCCGCAGGCAAAGTACGAAGTCATTGAGGGAATGACGGCTTTGCGGAAGTATCTAAAGACCCGTGACGACAAGGTTTGGGTNAAAATCAGCCTTACCAGAATGGACACAGAGACATTTTCTGTCAATGGTTATGAAGGCTCCAAGAACCGCCTGGACAAGTTTCAGGCAGAGTTGGGTCCGGCGGCGGAAGGGATGCAATTCATCGTGGAAGACGACCTGCCCGACACTTTGGACATTGCAATAGACACGTTCTGCATTGACGGTCAATTTCCAAAAAAGGCATTGCTCGGAACGGAAAAGAAAGACGAAGGGTACATTTGCGTGGCTAAGGACTGGAACGCCATGCCACCAAAACTGAGTGATATTTATGAGACGCTCAGCCCAACTCTTGAGAAGTATGGGTATCGCGGGATGCTCTCTCTGGAATCCAGAATGGCAAAAGACATCACTTACCTTTGTGACCCATGCTGTCGTGGAGGGTCACCGCCATTTGAATTGCAGCTAAACATGATTCTCAATCTTGCTGAAATCATGTGGGAAGGTGCGGATGGGAAACTTGTCGAGCCTGAATTTGCCGGTAAATATGGGGCGCAGTTTATCATTGAAAGCAAGTGGTCTGTGACCAACCCTCTGCTGGTGGAGTTTCCGCCGGAGTATCGTGACAGAATCAAGTTCCGTTATGCAACCATGTTCGGCAAGGAATTATGGATTATGCCGCAAAACTCCGACACTCCCGGATTTGCTTCAATTGTTACCTGTGGGGACAGTCTGGAAAAGTGCTTTGATGAGGCTCAGGAGATTGCAGACAGCATCAAGGGTATAGGTATTGAGTGCCAGATTGGGAGTATGTCTGGTCTGAAGAAAAATATGGAGNAGTTTGCTGAATGGAAAGTACAATTCTGATTGAGGGGGACTTATGAAGAACCGAGTTATCTTTTTGCTGATTGCTCTCTGCCTTCCCACACCTACGGTTTGGGCTGCTGGGACTTGCACCGTGAGCAACGTCACATCCACACAGAACGCCAACAGCCGAGTCCCCGACCCTGAGACGGTGATCGTCACTCTCACTTGTACGGCTGACGCATCAGCGCACACCTTTCCGGCAACGACAGTACCTCTTACGGGTTCTTACCCCAGCGGGTCATTGCTGAATGNGTACAATTTNACCGGCTACATTCTTTATGCCGTTGGAAGGACACCAGGCACTACACAGCCCACAGCAAACTACACTACGACCATCAAGGACGCGGACGGTTACGCTCTTGACCAGGCGTTACTTACAACCAACGGTAGCGCAAGCAACCCGCAATTTACATGGATGACTACGGGTACGGCTCCTTACCCAGTCTTTCCTGTGGTGAGAAGTGCTTTGACGGTACAGATATCCGCCAACAGCGTAAACAGCGCACAGATTACCCTTGACCTTGTTTTCCGCACACATCCGTAGGAGAGGCCATGACGGTCATTGCACAGGAAACGAGCGTCACCTACATCTCGACAGGGAGTGTGGGACCGTATGCCTTCAACTTCCCCATAAGCACGTCTGCGGCCTTGACGGTCACCGTCAATGGTACTTTACTTGCAAGCACAGCTTACACGGTTACGCCGGTCAACAACAACTATGACAACGGCGGGAGTGTTGTTCTGGTATCGGCTCCTTCGGCTGGTCAGACGGTAGTCTTGCAACGCTCTACACCTTTGACCCAGACGAGCGTGTTTACCGACAACATGCCAACGCCGATGCAGACGTTCGAGAACGCTCTGGACAAGCTGACCGAGATAGCTCAGGAGCAAGAGGCTCAGATAGCGGCTGGTGGAGCGAGCGGGAAGCAATACTTTGCCGCTGGTCCGGGACTTATTCTCACAGGAGCGGGAACAATCACAAGCCCATTTACTTATTCTCTTACTACTGGATTTGCCATATCTTCCTTCAGCGGAGGACAGGCGGGAGAACTTGGACAGAGCTTCACAAACCCTTCATTTGCGGCGACGTACTCAAGTACTCCAACCGGAGCTACCATAACCAACACGGACTCGGTAGACTCCCCGTACACGCTGAGTTCACCGTACACCGCGGCAACTCTCACGGGTACGTTTTCACACTCCACAACAACGACGACAACTTTCACCCTGACGGCAAACTATGGGGTAATNAGCCCCACTGCAACCCAGACGTTTACATGGTCAGANAGAATCTTCTCAGGGGTAGGAACAGCCGGAGCAACTTCGAGTGTGACTGCCTCAGGAAGTACGGCCGTACTTTCCAACTCAACCGTCCTTTCAAGTTCCGGATTGGGAGTGGAATCAGTAGGTCAGACGTTTGGCCCCTTTACCCCGTCTGGAACTGCCATCTACCTGTTGCTAAATGGCAGTTCTCACACTTTCACTGATGCGTTGAGTGGTTTCCCCATGTCCTTCAACTCTCCAATCACTGTGACATTTGTGAACCAGTATGGAGTCTCTCTGACGATGTATCTGTACCAGACGACAAATTCACTGACCGGAACCTTCCAACCAAAGGTGGCTTCGTAATGCGACTCAAGACACTACTCGTATCTCTGATGGTATGTTTTCCTGCTGTGGCGCAGATCTCCGCACCACAAATCAACCTGACGGGAAACATTGGTTGCCAGGGTTTCCCTTGCCTGAATAACGGCACTCTCATCATGGCTACGGACGCGAACCATACCATGACGGCGCAGGAGACTTCAGCCTTTTACATCAATGTAAAGAGTTCTGTGAGTCTCACGACAACCAGAAATCTCATTGCTCCTGCTGGAAACTTTATGTTCACCATTGAGAACGCTACTACAGGTGGACAGCCAATCCAAATCATTGGTCCGAGTGGTTCTGGTGTAACGATTGCCAACGGTTCTACAGTGAGCGTTTGGTTTGACGGAACCAAATATGTGCAAACGAG